CCACGTTTCAAAGCCACGAGCATCAGGAACACCTGACTGAGTGAAATATCCAATTCCTGTGATGGCATCTACCCAAGTGCGCCACTGATCTTCTGGGACATGACCTAGTTGTTGGGGGGCGAAAAGCTCCTCCATCAGCTTGCAGTACTGATTCCAGTCCATCCCTCTCGGGTCATACGTGACCATTATGGATTCCCCGTCCCGCGCACATCGCCCACGTCGAGGCTCAGCACAATCTTACCCATTTGGTAGTCGCCATTAAACGTGTTCGATTCAAACCGCAATCTCATCTCACGGCGTTGCTCACGCATGTCGATCTTGAGCGTTGTGGGGTCAAACGCATAGGGATCGGACGGCTCATCCGTGTCGTCTGCGTATCCCTTACCTGTTACGATGACGTCCATTGTGCCGTTTTGAACAAAGTCAGGTTCGATGCGCTCACAGCGTGTCCAGTTGTTGTCCCCGGGTTGCTGAGTAGACCCGACAAGACCCGCAAGGCTTCCTAAAATAGGCGTCTCAATTGCAGAGTAGATCGCATCCACATTCGTCAAATACACCGAGTTCATCCCGGTCTCGTGTTGCCAGATAGTGGTTCCTGTTGCGGAAAGGATGGTTGCTCCAACGGCTACACCAGTTGGGTTGTACACCGTATATGTTCCAGTTCCGCCAAGAGCCCCTCCGGGAGCCGTAGAGGTTAACTGAGCGGTGATCACCATTTGATCGGGAACACCAAGACCTTGCAGAATTTGACCGACTAAGATCGTCCCAAATTCCATGGTAGTGACCGTTAAGGTCGTACCGCTTACGGAGCCTTGGAACTCTACGATCGTGTTTGTCTCGTTACTGCTCCAAATAGGTTTGGGGAACACTTCAGTGAATATGCCTGCAGAGCGATTAGCACCAGGAGCCGATCCTGCGTCGTACCAAGTCTTCTCACGCACGTTGTATATCACTGCATCCGTGCACTCCGTGGCATCTCCGCGGGGATAGAACCACCAGATTTCACCCCAGCGAGGGACTTTCGTGCACCAGACTTTTTGACGCTGTGAGTAGTTCAGGTTGTCAAAGAACCAGTTCAGGTTTTGAGTATTGGCAATCTCTTGAATGGCTCCGTTATACATCAAGAAGCGGTCAACGCCAGCCCAGTAGAAAATGCCATCGTACTCAATAACGGAACTGGACGACAAGATCGAGCTTTGCTGTGTCAAAAGGTCATAACGCCAGTACAAAGTCGATGTGCCTACGTTTTGAGGCGCATAGGACACCCTAATCACTGAATCTAGCGACCAAAACAGACCAGATGGTGAGGTAGTACCACCACGCACTGGAAGCCCCTTCACGATCTTTGTAGAGGCTACGTTGTTGGCGTTGGAGTCGGCAGACGTCCAATTGTTGAAGTCACCTGCGGCGCAGTTCTGAATCAGACCGTTATTCCCATACACAAACAAATACGGAAATAACATCACAACACCGCCAGATACGCTGATGTTGTTGTCGAATGTTAGGGTGACTGTACCGGATGCCGTGGCGGGATTGCTCAATACTGCAGTCCACACGCCAGAAACTAAGTTGGCAGACACCACTGTGGTGTTGGCGGGAATTCCCGTTCCAGTGACAGATAATCCAGGTCCAATCGCCGCAATGGTGGTTGCGAACGTTACGCTTGTTGACGTGTTTGTGGTTGTTCCGACAGCCGTAAAGACCCCTACAGGGGCTAAGGTTGTGCTTCCAAACGTCCCAAATAAGGGTCGAGTGTTGATCGTATTTGAGATGAAGTTCAGGTTCTGACCTGGGTGAGCGATTAACTTAAGGACTCCGCCGCCGGTAGAGTCCCATCCAATGTCAAACTGCCACAAGTTGTTGGCATTTGGAGTGAACGACGAGCCCAGTGAGTAAGTGGTTGGTCCTGTACCGATGGCGGTAACGTTGTTGGTCACCCACTGCTGAATGCCTGCGCTGTAGCCTGAGATGATGTAGTTCAGACCATTTGTGGCGCTCATGGTTATGCCTCTGGAAACGCCAGAAGCATTCAGAAACGCCCCAGTATAGCCGCCAATCTTTCTTGGCAACCCTCGCTGAAACCTCACCCACTGACCATCCACATAAGATGGAGCGGCGAATAAAGTCCCATCCCGCTGTATGCCAGGGGGCACCGTTAGGGATATGACCTTGGCTGTCAAAATGCGCCCCCGCCAATACCGCCAATCACGGTCAAGCCAGCCGCACTAAAGTAAGCCTCTTCAACACCGTTAATTGCAATACCCACTTGGTTGGAGTTGGGAAGATATAAACCCGTGTTTAGGTTGCCCACAAAGTTCAGTGATGGGTTTGTTGATGATCCAACACTCAAGGTCAAGGATGTGACGTTGTTTGAGACCGTAGACACGGCAAACACGTTCGTTCCGTCGCACACCATTGCAACAGTCGCCCCGGTGGGTATCGTTACCGTTGCTCCCCCAGAAATTCCGGTGGAGAACTTCAATGTGTACGATCCAGATGTGCTGTTCGTAACAACGTAGAACTGCACCGTTGGGGGCAATATAACCGTTGTGTTGACGCTTAAAACACCCGTGTACTGTTGTAGAACGTATGAAGCCTGAGAAGAGGTAAGCGTAATCGTGCTTCCCGCCCCAGTGACCGATATTTGAGCCTGAGTGAACGAGAAGATGGCGCTTTGACCGTATCCCCAAGAACTGTACCCAGATGATCCATTGGATACCAGAGTAAAAGACTCGCCAAGCTGAAGCTGGACAGATGTGTTGACTCCATCAATGTAGTCTGTTCCCTGAGTCTGAACCGTCAACACTCCAGTGCCGTTGTTCTTGATGATGGTGAACCAATTCATCCCAACAATAGTTGAAACCGGAAGAGTGATTGACCCTGCTCCGCCCTGCCAAACCGACAACTGAGATTGAGCCGTAGAGCTTAAAGTTGCGTTGGTGTAATAGTTGACTAAAGGCGTGATGGTGTTCAGGGTGGAACCAATTGCCTCTAAGCCATATCCAGCCAGCGTGGATGCGTTTGCTGAGGATGTTCCTGCGCCCAATTGAACTTCTGTCCACACACCGTTAACGGTCGTGTTGTCAGTCAGCCAAATGTAGTAAGCAATCCCAGCCGCAACAGATGCAATCGTATTTCCTGAATTGTCGGCAACCGTGAAGGCGTACGTTCCGATGTTGCGAACAATAATCGCTTGACCCGTAGACACTTGAGTGGCTGGAGGCAACTCAAGCAACAAAGCCGTTGCAACAATCGTCTCGGAACTGATCGTCTGGGAGATGTTCACCCTGTAAGTTCCGGTAGAACCCGAGCCAGAGATGAGGGCAGTGATCGTTGTCCCTGAAGCAATGTTGGTTCCGGTGATTGTCTGACCAACCGCCAAGGTTCCAGACGATACCGCAGTGACAGTTAACACGGTGCCTGAGATCGATCCAGTGCAAGAGACGCTACCAATCGTTGCGGTGACGTCAATGATGTTGGCTGAAACGACTGTGTTGTTACCGTTGATCGGCCAAGACAGTTGCGTGTTTGAGCTAATCGTCAAAGCCTCATACGAGACTTGACTAGGTGAAATGGTTTGCCCCGTAAAAGGCGAGATATATGTGGTCATGGTTTGCCTTAGCTATCAACGGCAACCGCAGAGCGATCACCCACGCGGGATACGTCTTCCGATTTAAGGGCTGTAAGCGCCTCAGTAAACATCTGACTCCATAAAGCCAATCGAGCATCGTTCTTTAAGAACGGCGCTGTCTGTTTCAGTGTTCCAAAGAGCATCGCATTGGGAGCATTCTGAGTGAGCCAGTTGGTCTGATTGTTCGAGTCCAGCGGCTGAAGGCGTGTATAGCACAGCGCCTCAAAAGAATACGATTGATCTGGGGTTGGAGCGATAAACCAGTGATCGTAGTCGTAGTCAGCGTAGTACAGGGGTGTACTTGTTGTGTTGACTTCCGGCCAGTAGTTATTTAAATATTCCAGCTTGCGAAGGAGAAGAGGCTGTTTGTTCCCAAGAGAGTCAACGATCGTCATGGAAACGGTCTTCCTCCAGCGTGCAGGCTTTTGGATGACGGGACTGTTGGCGGGGATGATGGAGTCAACGACCTCTAATTGCCCAAGTGTTTTGATTTCTTGGGCAATTTCAAACTCAGCCAAACTGATGGCGGTGGGTATGAATGCAACGACAGCAGGGTCTTTCCGCTCCAGGTACTGAAGTACTGTGGAATTCAAGCTATCGTAGGTCATGACCCATGAGGGTGTGGTCGCCATATCAGTCCTTCACTTTCTCGTTATTTTCCCATCTGGAAAGCAATCAGGCAAATGGTCGTGTTCCAGCTTTATCGATGATCAGTGCTTGGCGGCGAGGCTTGGCTTCGGGTGTATTAGGCACGCTGATGTGTGTCCAGCGGTCAAACTCACGTATCACCTGGTCATACCCTGAGTCAGAAGCAATAATGGCTTTGACGACCTCATCAGGGGTCATAGCGGGTACACGAATGTCAGCAGCACAGCCGATGCGATGCTGAGAACTATCTTTACTGCCCACAGCATCATTGACTTGTTTGCATCTGAAAGCGGAATTGACCATGATGGGCTTGCCACCCAAGACGGATTTAACCTCTTCCAAGAATGCCGCCAGACGTTTAAGGTTTTCAAGTTCTTGCTCATTGGGCGTGTTGTCAAACTCACGGTGGTCGGTGTGAGTCAGCTCTTCATAAGTAAAGTGTTCAGATAAGTTCATTGTTCAACCTTCATGGTTTGGATGGTGTTGTAGGCGTCAATACAGGCGTTGAGTTGCCGGATGGCATTGTCTCCGTCGTCTGTGATGGCGACAAGAGCTTGAGCAAACGCTGGCTCAAGTTCGGCTCTTGCTTCTGTATCCCCGCTGGCAGGGGTGGCGCCTGGGGAGGCACAAAGGGGGCTTTTGGTGGGGATTGACAAGCGCAGAGTACCGTCAGCAATGGCAAGGTCACGCTTAGTAATTTCAATCTTTGCATCATTGTTTGCTTTCTGGAGTTTTGTAGATATGTCGTTGACCTTCATAGTCATCGCACGTTCAACCTCACGAGCCTCTGCATTGAGCCTTGCAATCTCAGCTTGTTGCTCAGCCTCTGCCTGTGCATACCCTTGATGGTGTCCAGTAAAGAATGCACCCAATAGCGCCAGCACAATGCCTAACAGGACATACGGGTTGAAGATGGACATTATTCGTCTTTCTTGTCACCGATATGGATTCCAGTGATCAATCCAATAAATCCACCAACAATGGTCTGAAATGCGGGTCCGATGATGTCGAACACCAACTTATCGTCCACAGTAGGGTCATAGATAGCCAGCAAGAACATGTAGATCATGCATCCAACCACTCCCATCAGGGAGACAGCAGCAATCACAGTGACAGTACCTTTTAGATTCATATAACACCTCAAAACGGTAATTTAGACAATGCCGCATCCATGACCCGAGCGGCTAAGGGTTCCGGCAATGACTTCACAAAGTCCAAAAACCACCATGCAAAGGCAACATAGCAGGCTACTTTGAACCATTTCTTGAAGCCCTCGATGATTTCTTTCATCAGTGGCACCCGTATTTGTTGCAGTGCAGATAAAAGTAGATTCCACCCCAAACCACTAAGCCAAAGATAATCAAAGACAAGATGCTGATGACAGCAAAGTCAATCGCCTCG